GTGCCTCAATCGTACCGCCGTTGCAGAGATAGACGGTCGTGGCGAAGGTATGCCGGGAAAGGTGGAAGGTGATTTCCTTGTTGATTTTGCAAATGGCGGCTATCTTTTTAAGGTAGTTGTTGCATGTGCCGTTGCCCGGCATGGGAAACACGAAATCATCTTCTGCAAGCCCCTTGTAGCGTTCGATCAGTTCTTTGGCTATCTCCATCAGGGGGACGTTGCTCGATACTTTGGTCTTTGTCCTGCGGGTGATAATCCATTCTTCTCCGTCGAAATCCATACGCTGGATCTTGTCATAGGTGAGTGTCTTTATATCTATGTAGCTCAATCCGGTGAAGCAACAAAATGTCAGGTAATCCCTTTTAGGAAGAACACCGCATCCAAAACATAACCCGTTGAGATATAGCGATATTTCATTATTCTACACATTGACTGAATAACCCAAAAAAGAAATATATTGCGACGGTTCCGCTACCAAGTCATTACCTGCTTCCGAGCGGGTAAGCTGGTGAAAACCATGGATTTTCTCTCCATACCACAGTGTAGTATTAGTGAACTCCATTTTCCCTTGCAAGGGAAAACCACCAATCGGGTTCTTTTTCACCGTTTTGCCAGTCTTTTCATATCGGGAATCCTTGTAACAATTTATAATATTGCAATTTAAACAAGGAAAGGAATGAAGACAGAATTCAAGGTGCTGCTCTATCTTAAACGGAACGGGCAGGGAAAGGACGGGCTCTGCCCGCTGATGGGAAGGATCATGATAAAAGCTACGGGCAATTCGACCACACAGTTCGGGTGCAAAATAAGAGTGGACCCGAAACTGTGGAACGCCACCTCGCAACGGTGTACGGGAAAAAGCCGGATGGCCATTGCCACCAACAGGGCAATAGACAAGATGATGCTCCTGCTGCAAAGGAGATACAGCGAACTGGCGGAAATCAGCGATGACATCACCGCCACACAGATACGTGACGCTTTCCAGGGTATGGCGGAGAAACAGGTGACTCTCTTGGGACTGTTCCGTGAGCACAATGAGGAATACGCCTTGCGTGTCGGGGTGAACCGTGCCGCTAACACCCTTTACCTGTACTGGCATACATTCCACTTCGTGGAGGAGTTCATCAAGGTGAGATATAAGGTATCGGATATCCCTTTCAAGGCACTGGACGAATCGTTCGTCGAGGCTTTCGAGTTGTATCTTCGCATCGACAGAAAGTTTCAGGCAGGAACCTCCATAGGGCACATCCAGAGGCTAAAGCATATCGCCCGAATCGCCGTGAGCCGAGCCATCGTGCCTTTCAGCCCGTTCAAGGACTTCTCCCCCATGAAGCCAAAGCAGAAACAGAGGTTTCTTACCAGAGAAGAACTGGACAGGTTGATGGGCACCACTTTTGATACACCCAACCGTAACTTCACCAGAGACATGTTCTTATTTTCCGTCTTCACCGGCATCTGTTACTGTGACATGCGCAACCTGACGGAAAAGAATGTGGTGAGG